AGAGTATAATGCTCGTATTATGAATGGTACCCGTCTATTTGGTAAATATTATCAGAACCTATGGGACTAAGGAGAAAACACATGGTAAAGAGTGAAAGTGAAATGCAGGTCCTTGAGACCTCCTTTAAGCAGCGAGCCTTTGATGGCAAGTGGGAACGAATCGTCAAGATTATGGATCTTGATAACTCTTATTCATTCGTGAATGAGAATGGTAACCGCACTACTCTAATTCCAGAGAAGTGGGTAACAGTCGGGGTATACGACTATATGATGGAGGTTGTAGGTTAATGGCAGATATTAAGATTTTACGTTTTATCAATGAGGAAATCATTGCAGAGGTTGTATCTCAAACCGATACAACAGTCACGGTAAAGAATCCACTTCGTGTAGTTGTGATTCCTAACAAGACTGATCCTTCTAATCCTAATGTTGGGTTTGCACCATACTCGGAATGGATTGCAGATAAGACCTTGACATTATCGAAAAATATGCTAGTATATGTTGCTGAACCAATTACACTGTTTGTTAACCAGTATAACTCACAGTTCGGCGGTATCGTAGTTCCAGACACAAAGATTATCAAGCCTTGATGAATAGATTTTATACTAATGTTGAGGTATGGGGTGGTAAGATCCTGTACCGTGGAATACAGAATGGGAAGCAGGTGATGTCGAAAGTCGATTATCACCCTTCCCTTTTTGTGCCTTCTAAAGACCCAACAAAGTATAAGACGATCCATGGAGAGTACCTGGGGAAAGTAAACCCAGGTACCATCCGTGATTGTCGTGACTTTGTGAAGCAATATGATGGAGTTGATAACTTTGAAATCTACGGTATGCAACGTTATCAGTATTGTTTCATTGCTGATGAATACCCAGGCACAGTCAACTGGGACATGAGTGATATATCTATTGCTAACATCGATATCGAAGTTGGCTCTGATAACGGCTTCCCTGAACCTGATGATGCTAAAGAACCATTGACTGCAATCACAGTTTGCGTCAAGGGGCATTATTATACATTCGGTTGTGGTGCTTATCAGACTAGCGATATGAATGTTACTTATGTCAAATGTGGGGACGAGCATGATCTAATCATGAACTTTCTTGGTTGGTGGCAAGGTAATTATCCAGATGCAATCACAGGCTGGAACATTGAAGCGTTCGATATTCCATATCTTGTTAATCGTATCCGTAATGTATCTGGTGACAAAGTGGCAGAAAGACTGTCACCTTGGCGCACCGTAACCTCACGCCTTGCTGACGTTGGTATGAAGAAAGTTGGTAGTTATGGTATTCTAGGTATCGCAATTCTAGATTATATCAAACTCTATCGCTGGTATGCTCCTGATGGTCGTTCACAGGAATCATATCGTCTTGATAACATTGCTAGTGTTGAGTTAGGTGATCGTAAGTTGTCCTATGCAGAGTATGGGTCTCTCCACAATCTGTATAAAGAGAACCATCAAAAGTTCATCGACTATAACATCAAAGACGTTGAGATTGTTGAACGGCTTGAAGAAAAACATAGACTTATTGAGTTGGCACTTACCTTGTCATATGACAATAAGTGTAACTTTGAAGATGTGTTTACCCAAGTTCGCATGTGGGATGTTATTTGCTTCAATCATCTAAAGTCTAAGAACATTGTAGTCCCACCTAACGTTACACACGAAAAGGAAGCAGCCTATGTTGGTGCTTATGTTAAGGATCCTATTATCGGCTTTCATGATTGGGTTGCTAGTTTTGACGTTAATTCTGAGTACCCATCTGTCATCATGGGCAGCAACATCAGCCCAGAGACTATTGTGGAACCTGATTCCTATAGTGACGGCATGCGTTCTATCCTTGCTAACAATGTTGGTGTGGATGCCTTACTTGCCAGAAAGATTGACACAAGTTCTCTTGTGGATGACAATGTATGTCTGACCGCTAATGGTCAGTTCTATCGTCGTGACAAGCAAGGCTTCATGCCCGAAATGGTCGAGAAGATGTTTGCTGACCGTAAAGTATATAAGAAGGCAATGTTGGATGCAGAAACGAAATACGAAAATGAAACAAGCAAAGCGAAGAAAGCAGAACTCAAGAAAGAAATTGCCAAGTTTAAAAACTTGCAGTTATCAAAGAAGGTCTCCCTCAATTCCCTCTATGGGGCTATGGGTTCCAAATATTTTAGGTTTTTCGACCTTCGTAATGCCATTGCCGTCACGACGACTGGCCAACTTTCGATCCGTTGGATTGAAAACGAGATTAACTCGTACCTTACCAGGGTACTAAAGACGGAGAAAGATTATGTCATTGCGGTCGACACTGATTCAGTTTACCTCAATCTTGGAGAACTGGTACATAAAACGCTGCTTGGTGATGCTAAAGATACTACGAAAGCCATCACTTTCATGGACAGAGTATGTGAAAGTAAACTGCAACATGTTATTGATAAGGCTTGTGGAGAACTTGGTGATTACACTAACGTCTTTCAGCAAAAGATTGTAATGAAGCGTGAAGCGTTGAGTGACAAGGCTATCTGGACAGCCAAGAAGCGTTACATTCTAAACGTCCATAACAATGAGGGTGTTCAATACGCACAACCTAAGAAGAAGGTTATGGGTCTTGAAATGGTCAAGTCATCCACACCCACAGCATGTAGAGCAAAACTAAAGGAAGCGATTGATGTTATCTTTGACGCAGATGAAGCGGCTATCCAGTCTTTCATTGAAGATTTTCGTGTTGAGTTTAAAAGTCTACCTCTGGCGGACATTGCTTTTCCTCGGGGTCTCAATGCACTCGTTAAGTGGAAAGATAAAAAGACTCTATATGCATCCGGAACTCCTATTCATGTTCGTGGTGCTATCATATACAATCACCTTCTATCTAATCATGAACTTACTACTAAGTATCCATTGATTCAGACAGGTGAGAAACTAAAGTTTATCTATCTGAAAGAGCCAAACCATATCCAGTCTAACATCATTAGTTTCCCTTCTGGTGGTATACCGGAAGAGTTTGACTTAAATAAGTATATCGACTATAATACACAATTCGATAAGTCGTTTCTAGAACCTCTCAAGATCATTCTAGATGCGATTGATTGGAAATCTGAACGATCATCTAGCCTAGAGGACTTCTTCTCATGACGAAAAAGAAAGACGAAAAGTATAAACATTCACCGGCTCGTTTGTATGAGTTTGTGCCAGATGAATCAACAATAACTCCCAACAATGTAGTCGAACTAGCACAACTGGTTCGTGTTGGTATTGGTGGACCTCTCTTAGAGAAGTTATCACCAGAACTACAAAAACACTTCAAGGAAGTTGCATAACGAGATTGTTATCAACTAATTGACAAATAAGGAGAATCTTAATGTCAGATATTTTTAATCAACTATTAGCAGAAACAGATAATGAATATGCAGGCGTCGTCGATGACGGTGTTGCTGCTGGTGACGTTTCAGGTTTCATAGGTACAGGTAGTTATGTTATGAACGCATTGCTATCTGGTTCAATCTATGGTGGCTTGCCACAGAATAAGGTTACAGCATTTGCTGGTGAGCCTTCTGTTGGTAAAACTTTCTATGCTCTCAATGTAGTCAAGCAGTTTCTAGAGGATCATCCAGATGGATTTGTATTTTACTTTGAGTCAGAGTCCGCTATCTCCAAGCAATTCATTACTGATCGTGGCATTGACGCAAAGCGTGTTGGCATTGTTCCTGTGGCTACTGTCCAAGAGTTTCGCACACAGGCAGTAAAGATCCTAGACAAGTACCTAGAGGGTAAGGAGAAGCCACCAATGGTTTTCGTTCTTGACTCGCTTGGCAATCTTTCAACTGATAAAGAAATGCAGGACATTGCCGACGGTAAAGATACAAGAGATATGACACGAGCCCAGTTGGTTCGTGGTGCTTTCCGTGTTCTTACATTGAAACTTGGTAAGGCTAAAGTTCCATTGATCGTAACCAATCACGTTTACGATGTCGTTGGTTCATATGTACCAATGAAGAAGATGGGTGGTGGCTCTGGTCTAGAGTATGCTGCATCAACCATTATCTTTCTATCTAAGAAGAAGGATAAGACACTAGACGATGATAACGGACGTACCGGTGCTGTTATTACTGCACACCTTAAGAAGTCTCGTATGACCATCGAGGATCGTAAAGTTGAGACTTGGCTTAACTATCAGGAAGGTCTAGACCGTTATTACGGTTTGCTCGACCTTGCTGAAAAGTATGGTATTGTTAAGAAGATATCGAACAAGTATGAGTTCCCAGACGGCAGCAAGGCTTTTGAGAGCCAGATTAAAAAGAACCCAGAAAAGTTCTTTACAGATAGTATTCTTACAATGATTGAGGAAGGATGCCAAGCAGACTTCCTCTATGGCAAATACAATGCACCTGAGGAGGTTGAAGATGGAACTGGGGACTGATTATAAGTTTAGGGATGACCTCTTCGATTCAAAAGAAGAAGGAACTACTGTTCCGATTGAATTAACACTTGACCCGTTCGCTGGAATAGTGTATCGTTATACTACTGTTGGTTTCAAATTGGGTGAGGATGATATCCCACGGATTCAATTTGATTATGAGATTATCAAGACAAATGATCTGTCTATGATGACCCTACGGAAAAATGAAAAGTTCAATACTACATTGGGACTTATTCTTAATGCTATGCTATTGGATATGGCGGATATGGAAGGTGAAATTGAGACTAGAACAGACAATCCTAAAGAACCTGATCAAGAATGAGAATTTCACTCGTAAAGTTCTTCCGTTCTTAAAAGAAGAATACTTTTCCAGTATGGAAGACCGGCTGCTTTTTACCGAAGTGGCCGGCTTCATCATGAAGTATAATCAACAGCCAACCTTCGATGCACTTGAGATCGAGGTTGACAACATTCGTGGTACGACTGATGATACCGTCAAGTCAATCAAAGAGACACTAAATGGTCTTAAAGATGACGCAGATCCGACAAACGAAGATTGGCTAGTTGATTCGACCGAGAAGTTCTGTCAAGAGAAGGCAGTCTATAATGCAATCACACAATCACTGGAGATTATGAATGGTAAAGGGAAACTGGATAAAGGTGCTATCCCTACTTTGTTGCATGATGCTTTGGCTATTTCTTTTGATCCAAATGTCGGTCACGACTACCTCGACCAATACGAAGAAAGATACGAACACTATCACAGAGTCCAAGAAAGGCTAGCATTTGATCTTGACTTTTTTAACAAGATTACAAAGAATGGAGTTCCAAGAAAAACTCTTAATATCGTTATGGGTGGTGTCGGTGGTGGTAAATCTCTTACTCTCTGTCACTTTTCTTCTAGTTATCTTGCTATGGGGAAGAACGTTCTTTATATAACCCTAGAACTTGCAGAGGAAGAGGTTGCAAAGCGTATCGATGCCAATCTAATGAACATTACGTTTGACGATCTATTGGCATTGCCAAAAGACCTGTATAAGAAACGTATCGATAACTTGAAGCATAAGACACATGGTAAACTTATTATCAAAGAGTATCCTACCGCTTCGGCATCCACTATTCATTTTAGATCGTTACTTAATGAGTTGAATCTCAAGAAAGGATTCGTACCCGATGTTATCATGGTTGACTATCTTAACATTTGTGCATCTGCACGTATTAAACCAGGTAATGGTGTTAACTCGTATACCTACGTCAAAGCCATTGCCGAGGAGTTGCGAGGACTAGCAGTTGAGCAGAATGTACCAATCTGGTCAGCAACACAGTTGACACGATCTGGTTATTCTAGTTCTGATCCTGGCATGGAAGATACCTCAGAGTCGTTTGGTCTTCCTGCAACTGCCGACTTCTTCTTTGCACTTGTCGTTACCGAACAACTATCACAACTCAACCAGATCATGGTCAAACAGTTGAAGAACCGATATAATGATCCAGGATTGAATAAAAGATTTGTCATAGGGGTTGACAGAGCAAGAATGAAGTTGTATGATGTTGAAGCATCAGCACAGGACTTAGCGGATTCAGGACAGGAAGAGATACCAGTCATGGATCGATCACAGCAGCAAAACAAGACAAACAAGTTTAAAGGATTGAAAGTATGAAGAAGCAATACACATATTATCCTGAGTTTAACAACACACATGATTTGCTTTGGCTTGTTTACGAGGAACCAACTTCTCAAGTTGTGGCTGAGTTCTTCTTTGAGGAAGATGCATCTGCATATTGTAAGTTCCTAGATAGTGGTGGTGCCTTTTCTGGGTTCACACCATCATTCATGGTTCGGAAAACTAATCCCGGAAATATCAATGATGCTTTTTCTATGGAATTTTCCTAAAAAAGTGCTTGACAAATCGATTTGTGGCATATATACTATTCAGACAATAAAGAAATGGTTCCGTAGTTCAGCCGGATAGAACAGGGGATTTCTACTCCCAAGGTCGAGGGTTCGAATCCTTCCGGGA